TAGTTGAACCATTCATCACCAACACCCTTTGGTTGGTACTGGACAACCGCAAGACCTTGTTGCCAATTTTCTGCACCTTGCATTAATGGGCGGCCAAACTCGTCTGCTCCGGATTTTGTTGATGGCACAGCGCCGTCGATTCTGCAGAGACAGCCTGGACTCGCTGCCATGATAGTTCTTGGACCGTGGTCAGTAATCCGAGTCCTATAAGCGACCTCAACACGATGAATGTGTCCGTAGATAACAGACCTGTGGGCATCATTCAAATACTTTGTAGTCGTAGAGCCATTTGATGTAACCCTGTCTCCGTGACGAATTATTAAATTTTCATTAAGGGCTAGAAAGGATTCCGGGTATCCAGATAGATACTCAACCCCAAATTCATCCATTCTGCAAAGATTTGGTACTGAAAGAACTGGCCAATTTTCTCGCAGTTCCTCATCTAGCCTTCCCCGTGTTAAGCCAAATGCCGCCTCTGCATTTGTTTGGATATAGCGAGCGAGCCTTGCCTCATGGTTCCCAGCAATCCAGGTTATTTTGGCATTTGGTGCAGCACTTCTGACCTGTGCACACAAAAGCGTTGCCCTGTCTATCGTTGCTTGAGTAAGTTGTTTAAAAGTCGGAGCAGTTAAAAACTTTCCAAATTCTGCAAAATCTAAATTATCTCCAAGCATCACAATACGGTCTGGTTTTATTTCTTCAATAAGTTTTAAAGAAACAGATATAGCCGACTCGTCATGTATGGGTTCAAGTTCAGCATTTAACTCTAAAGATTTTTTGTAATAACCCATCTGCATGTCTGGCAGAATTACCGCGGTTTCCCAGTCCTTTGATTTGCGTAATTTGGTTTTGTTTTTTGGTATTGAATATTTTGGCCCTTGCTGAACAACTGGCCACTCCGGACCACTGTCCCACTTCGGACTCAGTATAAGACTTGCGCCTTTCAGGTCGTGAATTATTGCTTCGCCAGATTCATCTTTTGTAACGGTCTGCCATTTGCCAACCTTCATTGACCTAACAGAACCAACCTCATTGGGCTTTATGTTGTGCTCTTTTAGTAATCTAGCGACTGCTTCTATTGCTACCTTTTCATTAACTTTTTCAAAATCATCGGACACTGGCATGATTATTTTTTTCCCTCTATGGCGGCTGTTGATACTAGTTTTACCCCGTTTGTTTTTCTCCACTTATTAATTGCCCATACCCCGCAACCAACATTATTGTCTCCCAATACACGCTCAATTGTTCTGGTTGATATAGACGGGTCTAACAAAGCCTTGCGCAGACTTTCGGCGTCTTTTTTGTCTAAAGTCTTAAGGACAACATCAACTTTAGAAAGTTGGTGTTGTTTGGGGTCCGATTTGCACTGCTCGTATATGTCCATGGTCCTCCGCTTTGGTTCCGCGTATGGACAAATCTAGCACATAGTTGGTGCCTGATTGGGGACCTGCTTGACGCCAATCAGGCGTCAATGAGTTGTTAGTTGCTAATATCTTTTAAAAGGTTATGGAATTCTTTAAGGTCATCGAATGTCAGTTCGCCCTTTAATTCAATTGTCGAAGTTTCTTCGGCAACAACTTCTTCAATGACGGTCTCTAGTTTTTCCTCAAGCGCTTCAACAACCAATTCCTCGGTCTTAACTTCTTCGATAGGCTCTTCGGTCTTAAGCTCTTCAGTCGCTGGCTCTTGTGTCGTGGCAACTTCTTGCTCCAACTTCACCTCATCGACAACAACCTCCGCAATGACGGTGTCATCGACAACTACTTCCGATTTTTCTTCGGTGTCAAATTCAGCAAGACGTTCGAGAATCACTGAGTTAGCTTTAATGAGTTCCTCAACTTGTGCGCGGAACTCTTTGTCGATACTCTTCATTGCTGGCTCCTCATCATCGTCCCCGTAATTGTAGTCATCTTCTTCAGTCCCAGTGGGCAAGGCTTCCTCTACCGTCAAACCGTCCCCTCGGGCGACCACGGTTACGTTGGTTGCGTGCCAACCCTCGTGCTCTCCCTTTTCGTCCTCGTCGGCGTCGCTACCGTCATAATCTTCAGGCTTTTCGGTCATATTTGGGTTGTGCCAAACTCGGATAACGTAAGCCGGATTGTCTTCAGAACCCTCAATTTCAAGGCCTTGCGGCTCACCTCTGGCCATACCCTTGGTTACAACCTCGACAATATCGCCATAAAACTTGCCCTTCGAGGTACCCCAGGAGACAATTGCCCCCCCTTCAATCATCTCATCTGCTTTTTCCGTGACCACAAATGTTCGTAGTTTTGCTTCGGCATATTCAATCTCATAAAACTCACCGGTTCGTTCCCCGACTTCGTCAACTTCTTCGACAAGTGCAATATCGTCATTTATATCAATAACGATTCCCTTAATTTCCTGTTCTTCCTCAAACCAAGAGATATTACTTTCGACGTCAATACTGCTGTTCATATCTTGAAGTCCTTCTTCGATTGGCTCGAGTATTTGCGTAAGCATGGTTCCACTATTTGCGCCAGAGTTTTTTAATTCGTTGTTAGCAATTCTACTCATTGATATCTGCCTTTGTAAGCGGCTGTTTGAGAAAGCCATTCTTAATCATAAGACTATCCACATCATTGTCAGACTTAAGAGAAGGTACTTCAAAACCACCGTCCCGGTAATGTTTAGCAAGATGATTATAAACTGCTTTTCTATCGGCCCCACGCAAAACAGTTCCGCCGCGAGCTCCGTTCAATACTGACATTTGGATTCTTAACTCCCCCATCGCCGCGGCGCCTGCCTGTCCGTCCTTTGAGATGTGGTGGTGAATGAACGTGTAGTGAGTTTTACGCGTTCCATCAGTATTTGGTAACTGATACGCAAAAATGTTTTTGTAGTAAGATGGTTTTTCTGGCGAACGAACAGCAAGAATTGCACTTCTGTTAATAGGCGTATCGTCTCTTACTGCCGTTGAGTGACTACGGATTGGTCCACCGGCTTTTGATTCAATTGCTTCCCAGTCGGCTCCCTCTTCGCTTTCTTCCCACTCAGTGATTGCTTCGGCGTAAGACTTGGTCCCGTCCAACTGAACGACGCCATCAGGTATTACGGCGAACCTGCATTTGCCTTCCTCTTGCACTGTTTGTTTGATGATAGAGCAGACCCCATCACCCTTGTACAGGGTGCAGTTTGAGCACTTGACCCCAATGTCTTTCACATCATTTTCTGCTGGAGAATCATATGCAGCGTAAATTCCACTACCGTCTTCATCGAATTTTCCGTAGACAGTTGCAATCTGTAGAAGAGATTCGTGCAGCGCCGCTTCTTCTGCAGAAAGAAGAAATCTGTGTCCGATATGTTTTTGCTCAAGAGTCTCAAATTCTGCTTTTTCTGCTGCGTAAAGAGCAGACATGTGGCGTCGTGCTTCGGCCAAGGTCTCATGGCAACCGCCCGGGACTGGACTGTCTTCACCCTCTTTCACAACTGCGTATCCGCTACAACCAGACATGTTGCTAGAGATGCGATACGGCTTACCTTCGGCTGGGCGACGACGACGAGGGCGACGACCAACAACGCCTGGACGATACGGCGTACCAAAGGAACCAGGGTTTCCTTCTGGCATATCGGTATAAACATCTTTGCGGCTGCTCAGTGGATGCTCGGATGGAAGAAGGTCGGTATCGTATGCCGCGCGACGAAAGCGTCCTGTTCGGAGAGCAAACAAAAGACCGTTGACTCTTGCCATCGCCCATTGTTCGGGTGATGAAACATTCGGACGCACCGAACTTGGATTTGTGCGATAAGCCCCGACCCCTCGTCGATAGCAAGCAGCAAGCATTGAGTAAGTGGCTCGCTTTCCTGCGGAATCTCCGTACTTCTCGTTATGGTCTGCAACTTTTTTACGCAATGCTTTTTCTACACGAGCAGACATCGCAGGTGCTTTTTCTTCAAGATTTTTGATGTTTGTATTTTTTTCGTCTCGACGATTCATTGCCTCAACGAGTTTTGTAGACCATGTTCTTCCAGCATCTCCACCCCAAAGTTTCCATGCGATAAGACCAGCGCCCGGATAACCATCAGCACCGGGTCGACTATTTGCAGGGGTACCAAGGTCTACTTCGTGACGCGGAAAATACTTTGCGATATGTCGTACTTTGCGTGGCGCAGCAATATTGTTGTTAGTTAAATAATTGGCAGTGTTTTTGCCGACCGATGTCCCACCGCGATTATATTCGCGAGACCACTTTAAGCCAATTTCTGCTTGCTTTTTGACCCCGTCTGGAATTGAAAAATTTAAATCGGAATAATCTCCAGCCTTTGATTCGTTGAAATCATCGAACTCGTCATAAAGTTCTTCTTCGTTTGTTTCGATATCAACATCATCTTTTACGCTAAGCGTACGGGTGCTTGGCGCTGCTCCAAAAATAACTGGTGAATATTCATAAAGTTCAAGTGCTTTAATAAAGCGAACACCCGTCTTTTCGTCTGTTATTGACTTACCCTCTGGTACTGAGTAACCAATTGACCACTCTTGTTCGTCTGCAAAAAACTGAACATCGTAGAAAGCATCGCGACCACGTGTCGTATTTAGATTGAATTGCATTTTGACAAGAAGCGCTCCAGCGTTTTGTACGCGAAGGTCTGCTGGCAATCTTTCGTCGTTTGGCAGCAACTCCTCAACTTTAAGGGTCTTGGCTACGGGAATATTTGTATCGTGAGACCAAACCCCTTTAGGGTTTCGCTTACGAAGGGTGTTTTTGTATGCGCCGGGTTCAATAACGTCGTTGACCGAGTCCACGATATTTGTTACAGAAACAATTGCTTCAACTATCCCGTCTGCACTACTGAGGGCGTTGACCGCTGAAACAGGAACATTCTTTCGGTCCATCTGGCCTCCTAGGCACAACCTAACACTATGCGAGCGTCCAGACTAACTTAACTAGGCGTATAGGTTAAGCAAACGATAATGTACATCGACAATTAATGACCGAGGTTCCGTCGCCCTCAAAGTCTCCGGGAAAACGAACTGATTTTCCTTCGACGTTAAAGTTTTCGTCAATCCCAATAGTCGCGTTTGAGACATGAAGGTGTTCGGTTCGGCCATCTTCGCCGGCTGCGTGAACCCAGGTCTTTTTAGTGAATCCCAGTTGCCGTGCGGCCCACAGCAATCCAGCATTAAATGCGCCAGATACTTCCGTTTTGACAATGGTCTTTATTCTTTTGGTAAAAGAGTCACCCATCCACTTTTGTAGTTCGGAGACAAAAGACGCGTGTGGACGCCCTTTATAGGCCTCAAGCATCTTTTGTAAATTGATATTTGTCGTGGTGTTTACAAGCAACAGGTTACTAATCCTGTCTTGTATAAGCTCCTGAATCTGCTTACCTTCCATATCTAGGGTGTCAAAGCGGCTCTCAGCAACATCAATCGCGCCGTCAAGGAATACTGCAGAAATCCAAGTGTTGCCATCTGTTTTGAGTTGTCGATTCCAAACATCGATATCAAAGAAATCTTCTACGGCAACTTCCTCCGATGAGTCCCAGCGCTCTTTGAGTTTCTTTGAGTTGGCTTTTTCCATAACCACACGCTGTTGTCGTTTAAAAAATGAAGCCACCTGCAATGTCACACTTGCCTCAAGTCGGTCTAGCTGTCTAGACCTTCTTTGTGTGTTGCTTGAATCTTTTATATCGTCTCCCATTGGGTGAGCCAGTGGCACCATCGTTGGCTCATACACCGGCCTTGGTGATGGGTCATTTGTACTGTCTGTCATGTCGTTTCTAGGAGAGGTTGGGGTGTTCCCAGAAGACGGTACGGGTTTGTCTGGCTCATCATCCGGGCGCCTGCCAGGACGTTGATTTGGATTGACTCGGTCTCCAATTTGAAGTCCGCTTCCATCCGTTGACATAACCACTGGTGAAAGATTTGTCGGAACAAGAAGGTCGTTAATACCTACACCCTCGCGCCCTGTTAGTCCTCGGTACTCGTCGATACTAATTGCACCCTGCTTCAATTCTTCAAGATGAAAGCGCGAACGCTCCCTTTCGTCGCGTGAAAGAATCGCAACGGTAGATAGGTCATAAGCAAAGTAGGTTGTGTTGTCGTCGTCTAAAATGTCAAACGCTCGCTCCAGCAACGTTAAGTGCGGCAACATTGTCTCTCGCCAGAACACTTCTAGTTCAACATCGGCGTTTGCAAATGTACGTCCAGACGCATTGCCAATCACTGATTCTGGGACTCCAAAAGAAAGAAGAATTTCTTGCTTGTTTAGTTCCCGCGCTTCCGTGTACTGAGCATCTCGCTGGTTTACGGAAGTGTCAATAAACTCCGCGTCTTCTGCCGAAAGAATAGTGATTCGTCCGGCGCCGCCGATATTTGAACCGGTGCTTCCACGGAAACGCCTCGCTATTTCTTCGCTTTGCTCTTCTTCCATGTCCCCTTTGATAATCAGCATTCCGCCAGGTCGACCATCGTTAATAACAAAGTTTCGATTGTAAACGCGCGAATAGTAATCAAACTCAATGGCGAGACCAGCAGACTCAAGTGGGGTCTGACCTTTGTATGGGTCAACTGGATGTGGGACACGAATCCACATCATGTTTTGAGGGTCAATAATTTTTTTGGGGGTGTTTGGATATTCAACCGAATAACCAGAAACAAAATTTACTGGGTCTGGAATTGGGAATACATGTTGAGGTTGATGCAAAAACAACGAGACCACATCGCCCAGTCGGTTACGTGTAAGTTCTACGTACGCGCCTTTTCTGGAAAGGAGGAGTTGCGACGAGAGCATAAATCTAAAGGAAAAAGCGTCAATATTTTTGTTTGGTTTCCTGTTGAGTAGTTCAAGTATTGGGGCGTCATATTTCATGGCTCCAACTCGCCAATCACCGACTCGTTGCCCTACTGGTAATGACGCCGCGTTAGAGGCGATTGCGTAAACGGCTTTATAAACCCAGACAACCCTGTCTAATGCTTGATTAATTCCGCGCTCTACATCCCAGCCATCCTTATATGGTTCCCCAGGCCGACTGTAGCCAGTCGTGGCGTAACGTTTTTTTTCAGTCAGATTAGTGAAGCCATCTCCGGTGGCTTGAGTGAAGCTTCTAAGGTAGGCCATAACTACTCGCTCTGCTCATAGCCGAGAAGAAGGCTTATTGCCACGAGGTTCAATCCAACCGCTAAAAACCCAAGGGCGGAATCAACTAAAAACCCGGCGGTGGAAATACATACTGCGCCAGAAACAATCGCCGACGCAGCAATGCGTTCCCTTTGCGTATTAATCAACAATTTGCTGGCAAAATATACTGCGAGCGCTAAAAAACCAGCAATTACTGCTCCTGTAATCATTTAATTTCCTTTGATGCTCAGACAGAAAAAATCGACCATATACAAAACTACACCAATGGTAGCGCTCACGTAGCTTAAGGTGTTTGCGCCACCATTGATGAGATGGCTTGGCTAGAAAGCTTCTTCGTCCCAATTATTGGAGTTTTTGGAAGTTGCTGTTGATTTCTGTTGTTGAGCAGCTGACAAGGTCTTAGTGATTGAACCGACCTTGGCCTTGCGTAGGGATGGACCGATATCATCGGCAACCAAGACAACCTTGGACTGCTTTTGACCTTCTTTTTCCCAGCTCTGCTGTTCTAGGCGGCCAGAGACTATTACGCGCGAGCCTTTTGAAAGACTTGATGCCACGTTGTCCGCTAGTTCGCCCCATGCATTGACGTCAAAAAAAGAGGTTTCCTCTTCCCATTCGTCTTGCTTGTTTTTCCAACGACGGTTGACCGCGACGCCAACCCTTAGAACACTGCTTCCTGTCTTTGTGGTTTTTAATTCGGGGTCTGCAGTGAGATTCCCTACCACCGTTACTTGTGCTGTCATGTATTTCTCCTATGTACCTGATGTTTGTTGTTAAATGGCATCCAGTTCAAGCATGAACCAACCATTGAGCCACATAATTGCTATTACTGAATATCCGCAGATATCAAGCCATGTGTCATTGAGTGGTTCAAACAAGACAGGACCATCATGCTTTTGAATGTTCTTTAGTCTCTCTAATTTGTCGTTTAGACGAATTACGAGCCCTGGAACCCCAAAGCGTGAAATATTGCCATGTCCATACATCCGCTGTTTACCGATAACGGTTTTCAACAGATGCATTCCCGCCTCATCGACGGAAACCTTTGTTTCGTTTGCGTAGCCGATAAGACCGCTCCACGCAATTGCTGTCCACATAAAATGAATACTTTGTTCGTCCTGCGGTGTTTTATTTTGAAAAACTTGCTCGACGACATTCTCAAATGTCTCAAGAATAAATTCTTGTCGTTTTTCGGTTGACGTAAACCCAATCACGTCAGTTTTGCCCGAAAATGCTTTCACTACACTATTCATCTTTGCATTTAACATCATTTCTGAAATAACAATCTCGGCCGCTTCATTCCATGTTTGTGGGATGTTTTTAGTAATTGTCATTGTTGCCTTCCGTGTGTCATTGGTGCGAGCATTGCTGTTTTGGACTGTCGTGCTTCCCATTCAAATATTCTACGTAGGCCAAGAAATGTTTCAAAGATGTCATCATCTATACGAAGAGGAAACCAGCCCCAATTGTCTGGTCGCAACCAAAGCGCGGCGGCTTGCTCAACTTGAGGCATGGGAACTTCCGTGTCTCCCTCAAACATCACATCCGCTCTGGCGTAAGCAGCTAACTGTAAAGCAACTTTGGCGCTAATCCCAGAACGGGTTGTCTTGAAGTCGAGAAGAGTTACTTTGTTTCTGATGCGAGCAATTGCGTCAAACGAACCGGCGTACAAATGCGTAACTGAAAATACCGACTTCTCAACGTGTATCCATTCGGGCTCGTACTCAGCACAAAACTTGTCGAAGTGCTGAATGAATGGCTCTAGGTCTTTGTCATACTGCGTAGATGGGTCGTAAATTCTTTGTTCAATCGCTTCATGAACTCTTGTCCCCATGTCCGCAGAAATTGCAAGTTCGCGTTCTGGTGCAGCCTTAAGCCAGAGTTTTGCCTTGTCCTGTTTGTTGGCCAAAATGAGTTCGTTGACATATTGAATATTGTCAACCGCGGCATTAGCGGTCATCTTGCTATTCCACTGACGCAGAAATGGCGCTGGAAGCATGTCGATTATTGATGTAACAGAAGGCGCCGACAAGTTTTTAATATTTGGATGCTTGTAGTGGCGATATCCGTTGACCGTGGTGGTCTGAATTTTTGGATTAGTCATTGGTTCTTATGTGCCCGTTCCTCAAGATGCTTTTTATAGCCATCCCAATTGTTTGTGTACCTGTATGTTGCTTCCATCACCATATCAGGGTCTTGGCGCTCATACAACTCCGTACCCATAGATAAAACAATATATTTTGGCGTCGGAAACACCATCCCTAGGGTTTTGCCGTCGTAATTTCCCCCAACAAAATCAATCTCACACCTTGTTTCTACTTTGCTTTTAGAGGATGTTTTGCGTGACTTTACATCCTTTTTCACTGACTGCTTGCCAACCGCACAAAATCGGTGAACTTTATTTTTAGATTTTTAACATTTTGCGAATAGTCACTGACAAACTTTTTGTCAAGGATAATCGAATCTGTGTCCTCATCCAGCGTCATCATTTCTTGCATAACCTCAAGAACCTCAACTAGTTTCCAAATTTCTTCTATGTATGCATTCAGGTTCTTAACTAAATTATCTACCCGATGTCTGTTGATGTCGGCGGTTGGACGAGAAATGACAATGGGTTCGTCGCGTCCACCAAATTGTGTGCCCTGAATTTTAAAGGGCTCATTAGGGTTGCCTAGGTCTATCCCCGAGATTTTTGACATTGTGTCTCCTGTTGGTCGTAGGTCTCACTATACAGCATTTGCATAACTTGGTCGGGCTGAAGTAAAAACCCTAGCGCGGGATTGTCGCTTGCCTCTGCGAAAGTCCGCTTTGTGTTTTCGTTGAATAGGTCTTTATGCGCGCGTAAAAATCGCTTAAGTCTTGCAACAGAAACAACGACGAACGATTGCTCTAGTGAATATACATATATCCACCAGTCCGCTTTTGTTACATTAATGCCACTAAGTTGCCATATTGCAGAACCAAATTTGTCTTTTTCTTTTCTTGGGTTCTGATTGGTTTCAACAACCATTCGCCCGTTTCTATATCTGTCGGTTTTTATCTCCGCTGACCCTTGTATGACTGAATTGTAAAATCGTTTAACAAAATCTTCTCCGTCGTGCCCAAAGGCGAGGTCGGATGCGAAGTCAAATGATTTTTTGTCAATATCAAATTCTTTATTGTATGTCATCGGATGCCAATTTGTGATTGTGTTGAGTTTCTAAAAATTTTTCAATATCTACATTAATGCGAGGTTTAAATTCCCCCGGAGTAATAACTATACTCTCTGCGAACCCATCAGCGAGGTCTTTCCACTTATCTATTTCCGCTATTGCGTCTTCTAGAAGTTTTGGCAGTACCTCCACCTTGGCGTTAATGCTGTCTTGACGAATTAGCTCCATCGCATCAAGGATTATTTTAATTGTGTCTCGTATCGTCATTATATTGTCCAGTTATTTTTGTAAAATTCATACAGTCAACATATTTATATTATCACTCAAGAATACTCTGCTTGAACGCTTCTTGGCGCGTAGTGTGCACTAACCTACTCAGTTCAATTAAATATCGGAAGGCACCCTATGTCATTGCTAGACCAATCTTTTGTGGATTCCTATTCTCAAAAACTACCGCCGTGGGGTTTTAACGGCATGGGAGAAATTGTATTTTTGCGTACCTACAGTCGCAAAAAAGATGATGGAAACAATGAAACTTGGGTTGAGACTCTTAAGAGAGTTGTCAATGGCGCGCATGAGATTGGTGTTGAATATACAAAAAAAGAAGCGGAAGCACTATTCGACCATATGTTTAATTTGCGGTGCTCATTTTCTGGCAGAGCACTTTGGCAACTCGGAACACCGCTTGTTCAAAAATATAATGGCTCGTCGCTAAACAACTGCTACTTCACCAACATTGAGAGAATTGAGGATTTTGAGCTTCTATTTGAGTATTTAATGCTAGGTGGAGGAGTTGGTTTTTCTGTAGAACGGTCGAAGATACATGACCTTCCAAAAGTAAAATCCGGAGTATCCATTACCCAAGAACGCAGCAATGATGCCGACATTATTGTCCCTGACTCGCGACATGGATGGAAGCGCCTTCTGCACGCTGTACTCAAATCGTATTTTGAAACTGGTAAGTCATTTTCCTACTCAACAATTTTGATTCGAGAGTACGGTGCACCTCTCAAGACTTTTGGTGGCACTGCTTCTGGTCCAGGTGCGCTCATTGACGGGATTGCAGATATTTGTAAAGTTTTGGATGGTCGCGTTGGTAAAAAATTGCGCTCGATTGATGTGTTGGATATATGCAATATCATTGGTCGTGTCGTTGTGTCTGGCTCGTCACGTCGGTCAGCGCAGATTGCTATGGGCGACCCCGATGATGTTTTGTTCCTTCGTGCTAAGAATTGGGCAACAGGGACCATTCCAGCCTGGCGTGCAAACTCAAACAACAGCATCTACGCGGACTCCTACGAGGAAATCATGCCTGAGCTATGGAAAGGATATGACGGCACCGGCGAGCCTTATGGTTTACTCAACCGGAAGTTAGCTCGCACCGTCGGTCGACTAGGAGAAAAAAATAGTGACCCTTCCATTGAGGGTTTTAACCCTTGTGCCGAGATTGCTCTTGCCGACGGGGAATCGTGCAATCTTTCGACCATTTATCTTCCAAACGTAGAAAGCAAAAAACAACTCAAAGAAATATCTATCCTTTTGTATAAGACGCAAAAACAAATAACCCGTCTTAGTTACCCATATGAAAAGACAACTAACGCTGTGAAAAAGAACGCTCGCCTAGGGCTGAGCGTTACTGGAATCCTTCAGGTGGCGCACGAAAAGATTGACTGGCTCGATGATGCCTACAGGTGTCTTGTCGACTTTGACAAGGAGTACTCAAAAGAAAAAGGCTGGTCGCCTTCGGTTCGTCTAACTACTGTTCAGCCGTCTGGCACGCTGTCCCTACTCCCTGGCGTTACACCTGGAGTACACCCGGCTTTTGCTCAGTACTACATTCGTCGCGTTCGCTTTGGTTCATCTGACCCACTTGTTGATGCCTGCCGTAAGCGTGGGCATAAAGTGCAATGGGATATTGGTCTTGATGGACGAGAGGACCACACTCGCTATGTCGTGGACTTCCCTTGTATGTCGCCGGAAGGCTCGGTTCTTGCTAAGTCAATGACTGCCGTAGACCAGCTTGAGTGGGTTAAGAAGATGCAAACCATCTGGGCAGACAACGCCGTATCCGTCACGGTTTACTACCGCAAAGAGGAGCTTCCTTTAATAAAAAACTGGCTTGAATCCAATTATACCGATGGGGTTAAGTCAGTGTCTTTTCTCCTTCACGCAGACCACAACTTCCCACTACCCCCATATGAAGAGTGCACAAAAGAAGAGTACGAAAAGACGCTGGCGGCTATTAATTTTACTGTGCCTTTGCAACATCAAGCTTTCGCTGGAGAATTACAGTTTGATGATTGCTCAACTGGTGCCTGCCCAGTCAAATAATTAAGGACGTCCTGGCGAATAACGCTTAGAAATCCACATCAGCTGATTGCCGGTGTTAACACAGACATATGGAACTCCATAAAATACAGTTCGAGTTGCTGGAGTTGAACAGACCGAACCATTGACCGTGTCAGGGACGGTTGTTTGTACTGGCTGAACCGTAGTTGTTGTTGGCGACACATACGGAATAGTTGTGGTCGTTACCGGGACCGTTGGAGTCGTTACTGGGACCGTTGTGGTTGTAGTAGGTGTGGGATTTTGACCCACGTCAAATAATGAATACGCCAATAGGTTAGAGCTTCCTTCTCCTAAATTCTTAATAGCGTCCATAGTTGCAATGTTTTTAAGTTTTTCCTCAACTTGCACTTGGGTCATTTGTGGACTTTGTTCCAACATAAGGGCAACAATTCCGCTAACAATAGGTGCGGCATTTGATGTTCCACTACTCGACCTGTAGGTGTTCGGTGCGCCAACCCACGCTCCAACAATGTCTGAACCTGGCGCAAGAATGTCAACGCAGGGACCATAGTTCGAATAATGTGCACGAGACTCCGACATATCAATCGCGCCTACTGCTATCACTGGGGTCTGCGAAGCGGGAGAATATAAGCAGGCGTCGCGATTTTGATTCCCTGAAGCAGCCACAACAATCAGGCCATCGTCAATAAGTCTTTGAGTCGCCTCGTTGAACGCAATAGACTTACTGGTGCCGACACTCATATTTACGATTGCTGGGACACCCTCTTTGTGGTGTTCGATAATCCAATCAAAAGCTGGATATAGGCTTGCCATAGAGGAATTACTGTTGTTGCAATTCAAAACACGAACAGACACAAGTTTTACTTGTTTGGCTACGCCATATTTTGTGCCGCCGATGAGACTTGCGGAATGAGTTCCATGTCCGGCGCAATCTTCTGCGCCTAGACCATCAGTAATAACCCCAAATCCAGCCTCAACACGTCCGCCAAAGTCTTCGTGACCAGAATAGATTCCGGAGTCAAAGACGTACACGGTAACGCCAGCACCGGTAAGCGAATAGTTGTATGTATCGTTCAACGTCGCCTCGCGTTGGTCAATTCTGTCGAGACCCCATGCGGGTCGCCATCCGTCTTGGTTTTCTAGCGGCTGAGAAATAAGTGACGTTGTTGCAAAGAGGAGCAGAAAAATAAAGTTAAACATTGTTATTGCCTTTCATTGAGTTATAGACCATTTTAGCCCTTACGGGGGAATCTTGCTACTTTTTTTACCTTAAAACGGTGTACTTTGTGTATTAGCATATTATCGCATATTATCCGATACACAAAGTACACCAAGCACTATGATTACCAGTCATGGACCGGCAAATCACCTTAGTAAAAGGAATCAGTGTTGGGCATATTCCGCCAACCCCACGCTCAATAAATTTCCAAAACTTTCGGCTTACGGGCATTCGTGATTTCTTGGTTGCTCAAGCCTGCAGTTATGGGTTCCCTATTGCATACGTTCAAGAACAAAACGGCAACTTGGTGCAAAATATTTTTCCCATACAAAAAACAGAAACACAACAAATTTCAACATCATCAAAAATTGAATTGGGACTACACACCGAAACGGCTTTTCATCCATATAAACCATCCGCGGTATTGCTTTTGTGTCTTCGGGGTGACCCTGAAGCGGTAACTACATATGCCTACGTCGACGAAATCGTTAAGCATATTACGCCGATGATGTTAAATACCTTGACTCAGCCTTGGTTTACTACTTCGATTGACGAAAGTTTCCGCACTAAAGGTCAGCCAGACATGGAAATGACTTGTTCAATTCTTAGAGAAGAGGTTTATGGACTCAATCCACTCTATGAAATCACGTACGACGAGGCGTTGATGAAGGCTACGAATGCTCAGGCGGAAGAAGCCTTAAACGAACTTAAAGAAGCAATTAAAAAATGCACCCGCGAAATAGTTTTAGAGTCTGGCGACTTACTAGTATTCAACAACAAAACAACAATTCACGGACGGCGCCCATTTCAAGCAAGGTACGACGGAACCGATAGATGGGTGCAACGAATTCTTGCTATCGATACATTACCTCCCGCATCTCATCGGGACAAACATGTGATTGTAACCAAATTCGGCAATTAATTTTTTAATAAATTTTAATTTAGGGTTCTATAAAAATACATTCCCCAGGGCAGTCCTCAGCCGCATCTATCACATCTTGAAGCCTGTCTTCGCCAAAAGAAGCCAAACCTGCGGCGCCTTCGGGGTTCCCTCGCGCTTTTGAAAATACTTTCCCATTCTCTTGGACGTACGCCAATCCATCCTCCAGCATGATGAATACATCTGGGGCTATTTCCGCGCACAGGCCATCTCCAGTACATAAGTCTTGGTCAATCCAAACCTTCATTATTTTTTTTCATTTCTCTTCTTTAAAAGTGCAGCAAAGTCTTTAACTTTGGTTTCGCCCATATAGCCCCATGCATAACCTTCGTCAATCAGCGTTTGATTGATGGACACTTTATTGTCATCAAGAAACACCCAACCCAAAATACGACCATACTTTTCTGAACTGTCTGGCTTTTCTGTTCTAATAACAATATTTGTTGCTGCGTCAATTGCTTTCTTTAGTTTATCTTTGACTTCTAAGCCTAAAACTTTTTCGGCTTTATCTGTTGTGCGAGATTCGGGGGTATCAATGCCGGCAAGACGAACACGCTGCATATAAGAAATATCAAAACCTAAATCGATGTCGACATCAATCGTGTCTCCGTCAACAATCTTGATAACTTTTTTTACGCGATACTCGTACATTATTTTATAATTAACTTAAAGTTAAAGCACCCCGCCGAAGCGGGGTGCTTTAAAAAGTTTTACTAAACTTAGTTACTCTCAGTAACTGTGAACGCAACCGTGAGACCCGAACCAGCGGTGCCAGAACCAACAGCTGATACGTCAAGGCTGACAAGAGAACCTGCTACGAAGTCGCAGTTGGCGGCAGTAAGTGTTCCTTCGTCCGAAGTTCCTGCTGCTGCAATCGAGAATGCCGCTGCAACATCAGAGCCGACTTTAAGGTCTGCGACAAGTGCTGAACCTACAGGTGCTGTGGTGCAAGCAACCCAAGCGCTAGTGATTCTGCCAGAAAACGGCATCGCCATTGTGGCAATGCTGCTTGTTGAAAGACCACCATCAATGGTGAGAGTGATAGTTGTTGGTGCGAGGATTACTGTTGACATATTTTCTCCTATGTTGGTTGATGAAATGTTATCATTTCATAAAAAATCGTATAGTTAGTATAACTGTTTATCTTTTTTTGGCGACGCGCTTTATGGGTGTAGTTTTTCTAGCTATAGGTGCGTGCCAATGCGTTTCGTGTTGGGAAATTATCTCGCGAACCGAGTCAATCTTGTCTTCTAGTTTTTTAATGGACTGTGTCACCTTATCTAGTGAGGCGTCAACCTTGTCGCCTAGTTTCTCGTGCTCTTGCTGATTCTTTTTATAAGCAAAACCAGCAACAATCCAAGTAGCAACGAAAGCCAGAGTGGCACCAACCTCCATACCTAAGAACTCTGAAATTGACATGCCTACTCCTCGTCGTCCGGGATTCCATTGCCATTTTTATCTTCGGTATTTCTGCCTGTGGATATCATAAGACCTGCAAGCGTTCCAGTAATGAATGTCGCTACAGATGAAAGAACGGTGAAAAACATTTTATCGTTCTCTGCTTGAGCGCCGATTGGTTGAGCAACAAACACTAATGCGTACAACACCCCCGTTGTCGTTAACAGCAGGACGCCTCCGAGCACGCATCCAATTACAAACTTAAGCCGAGCCTCAAGGTCCTCTGGGGTGTATTTATTATTCATGGTTGCTCCTCGGCTGGGTCAAACCCAAGTACATCTTTTGTACAAGTCCCGCTTGCGATACAGACGGGTTCTTTGCATTCTTTTTTGTCCCAATTTTCTGGGTCTTGACATTCATAACGATAACCGCCTTGATAGGCGCACGCAGAAAGGGCAAAAACGCTCAGAGTGGCCAATAAGAAGCCTTTAGTCTTTCTTTTCATGGTGGTCATTCTGGCTGGACGAGACCGAATAGAAGTAGTTCTCGCTGTCTTCAGTTACCCACCTGTCAGCATCCTCTACGGCAAACATGTGCTCATTAATGATTCTTTGAATAACCGGCTTGCCTAGTTTTGTGGTAAATGACGGGTCCTTCAATATGACTCTGTTGTTTGGCTGAATTGCAAAATTACCATCGTCGAGTTTTATCAGATGACCGCACTTATGTTGTCCCGGATTCTCTGACCATCCTGGATTAACAATGTTCGGTTCGGGGGAATGCCAGTCAAAGGTCATCATGTATTCACCCTGATGTTTCTTTCTATGTCTATCTAGGTACTCCATGCGCATGCCGCGAAGCGAGTGAAAGACTGTCACTGTCACATAGGGAGAAAATGAGTTCCATAGAACCTGGTCGTGAATGTCTAGTTCGGGAGCATCCTCTTTCCAGCAGAAGGCATTAATTGGCATCCGCCACCAGATTGCACCATCCTCCATCAGGAAGTGGAACATTGGCACTCTGTCGGACAGCGAAGCGACGCCAAAGATATTGCAGGGGAACTTCAGGTCGTGAGAGTCCTGTTGATTGCGCAGAAAGTTGCCGCGAACCAAGCATTCAATTGCTGGAATATTGGCATTTAGTTCAGGCATGGGCGCATACTAAATTGAGTCAACTAAATTTTTTGCCCAATGCCAGTGAGCATGAGAACCTAGGTGAGCAATCGGTTTACCGTCTAGGCGGGCCATTGGCTTACCGTAATGAAGTGAGAAAGTAGATTTTTTTAATTCATCTCGTTCTTTTTGTCCGATTATTAAGTTTGGACTTTGATATTTTTTTGGCACCGCATATCTGTCGTGACCGTAGTTGAAACAACCATTAGACCTTTTCTTCAAATCACTACAGCAATCTTCTGGGATTTCTCCAAGAATGTTTTTTCCTAATACTTCATTTGTCTCTGCATCAACATATGCGTCTTTAATCGACAGATATTTCTCAGTAAACCTATTTGGTACAAAGTGATTAAAGTTCTCGGAGAATTTGTATTCGATGTAATCTTCGCTGTCGTGACTGGACCAAGTTTGCCAACGTAGCACTATTTGATTTGCGCTACAAATTGCTTCGAGGGTAGCAAGCGCTAAGATTGATTGAGTTGCTGCCTGTTCTTTTGTATATGAGTTGTCCTTCATTCCCCTATACGTACTACCGTCAACTATTTCGCCAGATTCTGTTATGTGTTGATATCTGAGAATATCGGGGAAGTTACAAAGAACCATTTTGGGTGGACCAAAAGTACGTATGTAAGTCGTCAGATGTCCAACCTGACAGGCTATTGAAGCTCCTGTTTTCCCAAGATTTACAACATCATCAATCCCGGTTAACTCCTTAACGAACGACGGCCAGGTGAGGTTTTCCGGAACTCCAACTCCCAGGGTGTGTGAACACCCAAGAGCCAAAATATTTGTACCTTCATGGAATTCTTTTGACCGGAAGTTGTATGAGTTAAAAGAGTAATTAAGCAATTCTGGCGCTGCATACTCCCTATCAGCAAATACTACATAGGAAACGTACGGAATAGGACGGTCAATGTCAAATGAGAGATGCCGAAAACCAACTCTCTCCCATTGTTTTGGCACTGAGGTGTAAGAGTCGGAATTGATAAATATTTCCTAATAAATGAACGGGGACTTTTTGCCAAAGGCTCTTCTCCATGTAACCCGAACAAATTTGCAAAATTTTCTAAATTTCATATCAGCATCTTATACGCAAATTCTTATATCAGAATGCATTGAATTCCAATTTTTAATGTCGTCTAGGTCATTCAATAATGGCTGGCCTTTTATATTTAGGCTCGTATTAAGCAGGACTGGAACCCCAGAATACTTTTTCCATTTCTTTAAAAGCTCGTACAAACCTGGGTGCTGCTCTTTATTTACGGTCTGAACGCGTGATGTTCCATCTTTGTGAACAACGGATGGAATGAGTTCTGGCTTTTTACACTTAACTGCATACTGCATATATGGGCTAGGACGGTCAATTTCAAACCATTCTGATGCATGTTCTTCCATTACTACAGGGGCGAACGGACGAAACATCTCCCTTTCCTTAACCGTGTTAACTAGGTCCTTACATAATGGGTCTCTCGGGTCGGCAAGGATACTTCGATTGCCCAAAGCTCTCGGGCCGTATTCTGCCCTACCGTTTGCTACTGCGGCAATCTTTTTCTCTACAAGCTCGGCAAATACCGAGTCGACTGGATATTCTTCTCCAATATTTTCACCTAGATAAGGACCGTTCCAGCTCAGGTGCTTCTCAAACACGGCTGCCGCTGCACCCAGGCTGCTACCTGCATCACCGGGGCTAGGCATTATCCATACTTGATTATACAAATCTAGTAGTTTTGTATTAGCAGAGCAGTTGAGTGCACAACCACCCATGAATACAAGATTTTTCTTTCCAGTCTTCTTTTTTGCAAAATTCATAAATTCAATTAATCTTTTTTCGTATACAGCCTGAACTGCTGCTGCAATATTAAACTTGTTCTGCTCAGTTGGTTTAACGTTAAATTCGCCAACACCGTAATGAAAAAATTCTGTTTGTTTACTGATTGATGGAAATAGTTTGTCAATTTTGGAGAAGTATATGTTGGGGTCGCCGTATGCTGCCATCCCCATCATTATGTACTCTTCCTCGTTTGGCTTTAATCCGATGTACTCGGTAAAAGCAGAATAAAAAAGACCGAAGCTAAATGGATAATTCTTAGAGTAAACCTGCTTTACCTTTTCCCCTTTGCCTACCCATATGCTGGTTGTCTCAAATTCTCCAATAGCATCAAGAACAACAATTACGGCATCATCAAAATTGCTTGTGTAGTAACCAGCGCATGCATGTGAATAATGGTGTTTGAAAGTTACTATCTTTGAGTCTGGGAAGCATTCTTTTATTTGAGAGTAGGAAGTTCCATGTCCGCCAAACAAACCAACCCTTGCTTGCTTTAGCCACGGTTTTTCGTAATACCCAATAACGTCTGGCTTCCCGTACCGGAGGGCCGCCGTGACTATCTCATTGTTTAGATGCCAGTCATTTTTTACTTTGCTATACCTTTCGGAGTGTGCGGCAAAAAGAATCTTTTCGTTTTCTATTACCGAAATTGAAGCATCATGAGAGCATGCGTTTATTCCTAAAATAATCATCGCCCTGCCCCTTATAAGAGTGTTACTCTTAACGCTGAGTTGCTGGCTCTATTTTACTTGCTCCAAACGTTCCAGTTCCCCAGACCGCTCTTTGAGTTGTCCATGATGTACTTGGCAACCTTGAGGTTGCAGTGCACATCAAATAAGCCTTCTAACCCCGTGCCACAGACATTCTTGGTGACCGTTTTCCAACAGGAGTTAATTTGAATGAGACCCCTGTCAACCGAACCATTCTTATTCAAAGTCCAGGTGATGTTGCCTTTTGAGTCAAATTTGGCATTGACCGCGGCTGGGTTGCACCTTGACTCGCGATAGGCGATATAAGAAAAAACCTCTACTGGCTCAAGTCCATACTCTGCAAACAAAGGCTCAAACTGAGGGCATCGATGAGTTGGGTCTTGCGAGATTTCATATTTACGTTTATTACCATCGGTAATCGGGTTGGGAAGGGCCGGAACAAAGGCTGTCTCTAAATCGGCGTTTTGAAGCGTTGTCAAATGAGCTGACCGAGTCGCCGCTCCATAATGACCGTCCACAAATATCTTGATATAGGCCTGGAGTTGACTAACTCGCTCGCTTCGCTCGTTGAACGTAAAGACTTCTTGAAGAATTGCCTCTGGTCTGAGGGCTTCTGGAATCACATTGGGTTTATTGGGTTGAGTTACTTGCCTAACTATTGAAGTCTGTGAGTCTCGCCGATTCTCGGCGGCCTCGGGTCTGGTTACTCCGCTTGTGGCGCCCACTCCGATAGCCGTTGCCAGCCACAGGGTAAAGCCTATTAACGCTTCTCGACTAATCATGGGTATCTCCTAACGGTTCAGGCCGACGGCGGGAGAGACTTAGTAAGTCCTAACCTTTCAGCCTCGGCGGGATGGTCGTGCTTCCAACGGTGGTGCGCTCGGCACAGCACTTGGCAGTTTTCCGGGTCTAAGTAGTTTCCTCCTCGACCCCTAGGGATAATTTCATCTACGTCCAGTGGTCCTGAACATGTAATCGACCCTATCAGGAACTTCGCCTGACACAACCCCATGTCGCGTTGCATGACTATACGCCGAACCTCTGCTCTTTTGGGTGCATTGTTTTTAGTTTTATTGGAAGCAGACTTGAGCCGTGTTGACTTAGGTTTGCTTTTAGGTAAACAAAAAGGCTTGTCTAAGCAGTGTTTGAGCCTTGCGCGAGCATCAATCTGCCCAACAATTAAATATAAATTGCCAAATACCCCGCACTTTTCGTGTTTACAGTTCTTCTTTACCCCTTCACAGTGCCCCTTGTGTGAAAAGTTTTTCATACAATAATTCTAACCTGCTTTGATTTTCGTGAAACAAGAGCCTGAATAGCGCCCGATATTGCATCGACTTGGTCATCATGAGCACCGTAAGGAAACACTTCACACTCATCTAAAAATGGAGTATTCCATACACCGCGAGCCATCGTAATATTTCCCGCTTCGGCAGCAGCCGAAAAAACTCCCGCTCTATCTTTTTTAGCGGCGTTGGACTTGACGCCTTTAAAGTTAAAACCCGGAACGACTGTTCTGGCGTAATGGTCAATGACGTTGACCCCAGAAGAGCCGGGTTCTTGTTCCATAATTATTCGTGTGCCAATCCCGTCTTCTTCGGCCGTAATCCGAATTAGTTTTTCTACTTCGTATGGAGTGCCCCTCATTCGACGGATATCAAGGATGAAATACTTTCCTTCCTTAAATCCAACCAGCGCACCTACTGTCCAGTCTGGGTCTGTTCCGTGTCGCGGGGCTGTCGCGGCAAGGTCCCAATAGCGAACTTTTTGAGTATCTTCGGGGAATACTCCGGTGATGTTGAACCACTCTCGTTTAAACATTCCGCCTTCTTCGCGAATCTCCCAGTTTCCGTCAAGGAGTCGTGCTCGTTCAATCGCGTCAAGTTCATCAAGAGATTTGATGTATGTGGTCGAGTCGAGAGAAGGGTTATCTAAGATTTTTGCCGGCATGAATTTTCTTTCATCACCTTTATCAAGAATAAATCTTTCGTACACCCAGTTATTCCCAGGGCCTCCAGGGTTTGTAGCCGCCCTTACTCGGAGTGGTATGTCTGCTGCTGACATTCCACACGTTGGACAACGTAAAAGCGATTCGTTGCTGCCCGGTTTTCTAACTCGTGAAAAGCCAACATATCGATAGACACGGTCCGTCTTCCATTGTGTTAATTCATCTACCCCAACAAAGTGGTACGCAAACGATTGAAACTTGTACCTGTCGTCATCTCTTTCGCAGTGGTCAAAAGAAAGGATTGCGCCGGAGGGAAATGTCCATCGCTTGTTTGTGCCTATATAAGTAGCGTCTGTTCCAGATAGCCACGCATTGCATCTGTCAATAAATCCATCTGGACCCGCCAGCTGTGGGTAAGTCTGACGTAAAAGAAGAGCCGAGTACCCCGGAACACACACATACTGCAACGCAGCCATTAGGAGGGCGTCTGACTTTCCTCCACCTGCTGCCCCGCCATAGAGAGCTTCTCTTGTTGTGCCCCATGTTAGGAATGCTGCTTGTTTTGGGTGCATTCTGTGTGGGACGTTTATCCCACATGGGGTCTTGTAGTCGGTTAGCGAGGCAAGTTGTTGGCGAATCTTTTGATTCATTAGTCGTCGTCGTCCTGCGGTTCGCAAAAAGGACTCCTGTTTAAGAAGCCACACGGGCAGTTGTTGCCTGATGGTATCAAGTTGGTATCACTCTTCATTTTCAACCACCTCTACATCTATGACTTCATCTTTGTCCCACGCTGTCAAGACGTTGTCTGGTAGGTCTCCAGCTTCGACCAACGCTGCGAGGACTGCTCTTTTTCTTGCTTCATCGTCTTCAATTTGTATATTTTGAGAAGTATCCGAGTGGATACCCATTGCTGAAACTTCTAACTTAACGGTATTGTTGTCGCCCCATTCTTGCGGCCATCGTTTAGCCAAGAACCGTTCTGCGGCTTTCCAGTCTCCCTGTCTTGCTTCCCTAAACCACGACAACACAAGACCTGCTTGCGCCTCCGACTCTGCCTTTATTGCCCCGAGAGAAAAGTCTAGGTATGGTTTTTCCTGTGGGTCGGCTTCCTCACCGCGCTCTATGCGATTCTGTTCTAGCATCCCGCGCTTCATCCAACCCATAACCGTGTTTCGCGAAATCTCTGAGGCTTCCGCGGCTCTTGCCGGAGACATCCCAGCCTTCATCAATTCAATAATCGTCGCACCTTTCCGTACGACCAAAGAAAGACGCGCATCAGACGACTCTAGATTTTTTTGATAGAAGGCGGAATTGATATCACTCATTTGGTTGCCTGAACGTACACGCAGTCACCAACAATTGGAACATGGGTCTTTACTTTAAGTTTTCGCCTTCGAGCCGCCATATACAAAGCAGACCTCATCGAATCGGACGCAACAAAGTAATCTTCGAACTGCTTGAGTCTCCATACATCGCCGTCGAACCATTCATCAAACGGATACTTTTCTTCTCCGTTATAAGGTATCGGTGGGAAGGTCAACCTCTCGCGTAGCGGGATTTTGTGTTCCTCTGTTTCTTGAGGCGTGTCAAATTCAGAGTGTTGCACCCGGATTCTCCTTCAGGAATTCATCAATCGCCATTTCTAATAATTTGTCGTTGTTTCTAATTCTTTCAATCAATATGCCAACCCAGTCAGCTGAGTAGTTAGATGCTTTGGCAATCGCTTCCATTGTCCCGGCGCCAGTCCTCCATGTATTGAAAATATCAAAGCGGAGTCGATTCTCGGCCAACTTTGTTTGTTTGCGCAACTGTTCAAGTGCGTCCCTGCGACGACGCAGACGCGCTGCATCACCGTCATTCATTTGCCTAGCGTTCTGAGACACCGGCATAATACGAACTTTTTCAGCCATTATCTTCCCACTCAATATGTCCGGGACTGTCATCCCACTCCAGGTCTGAAAATATTTGGTCTTCTTTGTCCAGGTACTGCGAAAGGCCGCTTGAGTCTCCGGTGTCGAACCTAGACATCTGTAGGGCCAACTCGACAAACGAATCATCCATATTGATGTCTTTGCTGTTCAATAGTTTGACAAATGGGCACATGTCTATATATGTCTTTTGTTTGTATACCCCGGCTGGAGTTTCTTTTTCGTGAATCTTTCGCCCACCATATTTTCTAAGATTTTCCGACCATAAGTAATTTCCTACTATCGTGAGGTTCGCAGCAATGGTCTCATATCTCTTTAGCCGTGTAATAGCATCTTCAATAACATATATAGGGACCTCCACCTTGTGTCCCAGCGCTGCGCCACCGTCTTCTTTCCACTGCTGAGCCAATAGCTCTAGTTCGTATTCAGGACTGTGTTCGTTCATATTCCGCATCTAAATTCTCAGCATGAACAACTTCAACAAGCTTTTTCAAAATGAGTTGCTTTTCCGTAAGCAACGAGGAGACATTCGCCCAACCGATAGTCATCTCGGCTTCCATTTGCTCTAGAAAATCTCGGTGCTGCGCGAATATCGGCAAACGCAAATTTTTTGAATTCATAACTGTATACGTCTCCTATTCAAGAGAATTGTTATATTCTCCCGCTCGGCAGTTTGCGATTCGCTTTTGATTCCGTTGCAAAATTTCATGCCGACACAGTATCACGCCACGACTTTACAACGTCGCATTACCGCATGATTACATTCTGTTACAGTATCGCACACCCATGCCATACTGGAACGAACACGATTTAGATTTTCCATCTATTGACTTACACGTGGGCAGACCTAAGTGGATAAGAGACAGAAACTGTCTTGATGAGCCTGTGGATACCTTCTACCCCGCACCCGGAGATGTGGAGAGACTGCGCAGAGCTAAAAGTATTTGCAAAGAATGCGTAGTGCGTCATCAATGCTTGGAGCACGCACTAACCACTAACGAACGATTTGGTATCTGGGGTGGCAAGAGCGCTCGTGAGCGCAGTCTTATCTTGCGTGCAGCGCGCCTAGTGGCTCGTCCTCGTAATGAAGATTGAACTCTTTAGCGACCTTGTCTTCGTCTTCTAGTCTGTTAGGAATATAGAAGTCTTCGTAGGTGCGTTTGACATCCGGGTTGCGTAACGCGCTGAAAGTACAGCGCATCCCTCGAGGTTGACGCTTCTTCCACGCAATTGCAGTAGGTCCGTCTTTGAACGGCCCATACATCTTTGCCTCACGTCCGTCTGAGATGACGGCTATTACTGGGGTATCAATTGATTCCAACATTGTGTTCCTTTTCTAAGCAAGTTTTTCGTATGCCTCTAACGCTTCTGCAATCATCTCTGCGTCACAGTACTTGACACCTCGATGTCTCTTTTCGACAACCAGTGCTCTGTACAGTTTCTCAGCAACGAATTGCCATTCTTCGCACTCCGCTTGAACGGCGCGCTCACTATATATAAGGTTTGTTGCGTCCCTTAATGTAAAGGTCATATTGGGAATAATAGAAATTTTTCCCGGATAGTCAAGCAATGGCAGAGATGAGCCTTATTGGCGGTGTTTACCCCATGCAATACCGGCGAAAAAGCCTATGGCAGCCCCGACAATCACTCCGTATATATAACCGAGATACATCATGCTTTATTAAATCAACTGACTAGTACTTATCGTAAAGATATCTGTACCTAATCGGATATTAGCCAAACCTTCTGACGTGTATTCTAAAAAGATTGCATCAACGAACCCGGTTGTGTAGCGCCTACTATTGCCTTTTACAAAAATGCCAAAGGACACTGGGACCTTTACTGCTTCATTTTTTTGCCAAACTTTTTTAGCGGTCATGGTCGTATGGTGTCAGGTTGTTGAGGTGTGAATCACATATCGGGATATCCAACTTGTCACTATGTTTGACGGGCATAAGTGTCGCAGTTCCCTTACCGAATAGTTCGGGCTCGGTCTGGGCGATGGCGTCAATGACTTCACCAATTTGAAGATTACGCGACTCCATGGTTACTACTACACGACCTCTTTCTAAAGTTTCTTTGTCAAGAAGTTTGTTCATATCTAAATGACTCATTAACGAATCTGCGCCTACGCTCATAATGTTCCTCAGTTCCTTGTTGTGTTGTCTATTAATCTAGCGTGGGCCCGGCAGGGTTCGAACCCGCGACCGTCACCTTATAAGAGTGATGCTCTAACCACTAAGCTACCGGCCCCTGGCTCATCCGTTTATCTTTTCATATGCTGAAAGAGTCACGGTTATTAGGTTTAACAAAGTTTCAGCGCCGAGCTGGTCTCCGGTGTATGGCTCTGGGTCCCACGGGTTAAAAGAAGATTCAAGTTGAATGGTCTTGCCTCCATAATAGCCATAAAAATCATGGGTGTCATAATAGGCACCCGTTGGACCGTTCTGGTCGCCTGGTTGATATTGGGCTATTTTTCCATCATCCCACCATGCTTTTTCATCAATAAAAACTTGAGTGTTGTAGTCTGGGTGCCGAAGCCTCCACTCATCGCGTAGCCCCATTCGCTCTGTTAGGTCGTCAC